TACGTGAATTGTACCTATAAAACACTACTTACGTGAATTATCCTTATAAACTACCTACGTGAATGATGTTTTATAAATATTACGTACGTGAATGCCACTTAAAAATATTAAAGACGGCTACCTACGTGAATTACCTACGTGAATGTCCCCTATAAATAGATTTTAGACAAAAAAAAAGACCCGGGATTGCTCCCGGGCCTCTAATTTCCTTGTTTAAGGTTATTATGAAATACCTGCCAGATTCTGAGATTTACCGTATTTTAGCAAACCGTCAACAAATACACCGTTATTAGTAAAGTCAGCATTAGTGACCTTCTGTTCACGCTGTGGCCTATGCCATATGGTATTGGTTCCAGCCTGCATTAAATCCCATACCGTAGTTCCGCCTGTATTGTGGAATTTGGTAAGGATTTCACCATAACGAAGTGGCGGGAGTTTAGGAATATGCTGTTTTCTGATATCGGACAGCATATCCATATCCAGCCGGGTATTAAGCGTATCACACGCCTCGGCGAAGGCTTTCAGTCTGTGTTCCGCCCTGTGGCCCGTTAAAGACTGAGCACCGTTAATTATTTCGGTTTCCCAGTCTTGGACACTTCCTAAAGTATGTCTGAAGTTCACGTCCCATCCATACTTAGGGGATACCATACCATTAAGACACGATAGTATCATAAAATCAACCCTAAACCCGGCGGTCATTGAACCGTCGAATGAGTTCTGTTCTGTGAACATGAGGTAGGCAATATCACCACTGGCCAATTCCTTCGAGAATTGCTGGGTACGGTATACATTGCGGAATCGTTTACCATCGAAGAATATCCGGTCATGTTCCCATTGCATCCCAGTATTTGCCCGGATTTCAGAACATACCTCACTCACCTTACCATTCTTAATCAGTAGGTAATTTGGGCCAACTACACCGGCTTCCAGATATCCACTTTGATTAATGGGTTTAACCCTGATATTTCGTTTATTCGATAAATACCCATCGTCATTCTTCAGGGTCTTTATTTCGATTTCAGCATATGGGTCAAATTTCCCACCATTGATGTTTTCTGGAACATCATCAGATTCCACAGTTATGACCTCATTGCTGAGTGCCATTGAGTTATGTGATTGAACACCGTTTCCAGCATACACCTCATTCATTAGATTGTTTAATGTATTCACTTTGTTTTTCCTTTTTTATTTATGGTTAAAGAAAATCCCCATCCATGTCACCAATTCTGTTCGGCGCTCATCCACACCCGGCCCACGTGCACCCGCGGTATAGTGAGGTCACCTAATCTCAGGGATTGTCGGCCCGCTGTCCCTTGGGACGGGCCCGCCCCCACAACGGGGGTCTTCGAATTGTCAAATAGCTTGTGCTATTTGCAACGCGATTAGATTCAAAAAGTTCCATACCAATTTCAATTGCCCCATATATTTCAACCTGAGCCAGTCCACATTGACTTTTTCAACCTCGATTTTTTCAACCCAAAACGGATTGGGGGGCGGTACCGCATAATTAAAAGAGACGCACACATAATAATATTGTTTTTTAAAATTTTTGGGGTTTTTGCGGTACTACTGTAATATTGTAGTACTTTTATATTATATACTAGAAGGTTATTTGATAATTGTGGGATGGTAGGCTTCGCGGGTACTACTTTAATATTTCGCGGTACTATTCTTACTATACTTAATACTATACTATACTAAGTACTATACTCTTATCTATCTATCTTTAGTACTATAATATTACTATAATAGTACTATAGTAGTAGTATAGTAGTATATAGTACTATAGTATAATATATTATTTCTGTCTCAACCGACATTTGAATTTATTCGTTTTTACCCATACCGGTCAACACCTTTTTTCATATTGTCTGAAAGCGTTTATTTTATGTATATTTTGTCATGGATTTAACTACTCATATGGAAGAACTGGAGCTCGGGCCCGCGATTGACGCTTTGAAGTCTTTGTCAAGCAAGTTTCGGGAGACTGGCGATTATGAGTACATGATGGAGATATTATTGATTATAGATGAGATAGAGTCCCCTATGCTGGTTGATTTCTTTAATATTGATATGCCGGATGTAAAAGCTAAGGCTTAGTGTGTATATTAAGACGATTAGCGGTGTTGATTACCATTTATACGAAAACGAAGAAGAATTTAGGGCGCATCACAAGAAAGCCAACTTAAAGGAGAACTGGCGGGAAGCTGAGGAAGGTGAGTGGGCCAAGAGTGATGATGGTCAGGTATTTAGTGTATTAAGGCGTGCTGTGATGTACAGTAATCAATATAATCAGGATACGGACTATGTTCGGACATTATTGGGGACTGTATTCGTTGTAGACGGGGCTAAGTTAGCTGGAGAGCCGGCGAAAGACATATATACCTTTACTAAATACAAGACCAGTAAATACATTACTGCCCGTGAGAAGCTGTTTGCTAAGATGGTTGCCATGGGTCGGGACGCGACTGACGCCTATCTTACTGTCTACGAGACTAAGAACAGGCGCTACGCCTTAAACCGGGCGAAGATTTTATTAAGACAAAAGAGGATAAGAACGTTGATTAACAAAGAAGTTGAAGAGTTAATGAATGATTTGGGTATTACGAAGACTTATTTGCTTGAGAATGCGAAATCAGTTGTAGATAAGCCGAATGCCCGTGATGGAGACAAGCTCAGGGCTTTGGAGACATTGATGAAGATATCTGGATTATTGACGACTGATAAGAAATCAGACTCCATTGCACTCATACAAGAGTTCACCGGTTTCTCTAGAGATAAACTTAAAGCCTTTGAGTCGGGCTTAATTGAAGAAAATGCATCTCAATAAAAAGATTTGGCAATATCCTAAGCAAATACGCTGGGGTACTGCTATTTATAATATTAAACTGATTAGGAGTTAACATGGGAATGGGAGTAAAGCACTATTTTAAAGATGGTAAGCAGCACAAAGGTGGTTTGCATAAGATGCCAAACGGTCAATTGCATAGCGGTAAGTCGCATGGCCCCAATAGTAAGCGTTTATATCATTATGGGGAGTTAAGTAGACGAGCACAGGGTCAGGCAAAGAAGAGTTGGGGTAGATAATGCCCAATAAGCCAAAGCGGGTAAGTTGGACATATGGTGGTAAAAGGTATAGCGGAACATTGATTAGGGAGACTAAGACACATAAGTTTGCCAGAACTCATAATAATAAGATTAAGAAAATCAAGAAACGATGACTAAGAAGAAAAAAGACTCAAGGCTAACTAGGGCGGGTGTATCTGGGTATAACAAACCTAAGCGTACACCGGGTCATAAGACTAAAAGCCATGTGGTTGTTGCCAAGGTTGGTACAAAGGTTAAGACTATACGCTTTGGGCAACAGGGTGTTAAGACCGCTGGTAAGCCAAAAGCAGGTGAATCACGGACACAAACGATGAGACGTAAATCATTTAAAGCCAGACATGGTAAAAATATCGCTAAGGGTAAGATGTCAGCAGCCTACTGGGCAGATAAGGTGAAGTGGTAGTGCCCAACAAAGGTTCTAAGGCCCGCAAGCGTTTAAAACGAAAACTAGCACTTGAAAACCAAAAAAGAAAAAGACAAGCCTACAAAGCCAGAAAAAAAGCAAGACAAGCAGCTAATAGAGACATTTAGTGTTATACCCCCTCCTGAAGAGATGGCTCGACGGGATGAGATACTTGCTAAATCATATCAAGACCTGCTATTCTTCGGAAGGGCTTTCCTACCTAAGGACTTTATGTACAAGAGTGCGTCACCCTCTTGTCATTATACCGTATCTAAAAGACTCATCTCTACCAAACCCGGTGAGCGTATCTGTATTATACTTCCTAGGGGCTTTGGTAAATCAATCCTATCTAAATCAGCTATTCTACATAAACTCTGTTTCTCTGGCGAGGATGACCAGAACTTTATAGCTTGGGTGTCGGAAGAACAGGGTCAGGCCATTGACCACTTAAAATACCTGCGATATCACCTTGAGACCAATAAGACTATAAAATACTACTTTGGTAATATGGATGGTGGCACCCTAGGCAAGAGGTGGACGGAAAAAGATTTAGTAACACCCAAGGGCGATAGAATCATAGCCAAAGGTACAAGCCAGCGCCTAAGAGGTCGTGCTGAGGTTGATGTGAGATATACAGGTATCATATTGGATGACTTTGAATCTGAATTAAATACCAAGACACCGGAGCGTCGCTCTGAGATTAAGAAGTGGGTCGTATCCACAATCTATCCTGCTTTAGAGGAATCACCCGGTAATGAGGGTTGGATATGGTTAGCCGGTACTATTGTTCACTATGATAGCTTTCTTCAGATGACATATGACGGATATAAGCGTGCCAAGAAAGATAACAGAAGTTATCCTTGGGATGTTTTCTTCCATAGGGCTATTGAAGATGGTAAGGCGCTGTGGCCTGAGCAGTTTGGACTATCTAAGCTTAATCATAAGAAACAGGAATTTATTGAGGCGGGTTTAGTAAATAAGTTTGCTCAGGAGTATATGAATGATGCCCGTGACATTACTAACGCCTCTTTTAAGATAGACAGGATACAGCACTATAATGGTGAGCGAAAGCTAATGAATGGTTTTAACTACATTATTGAGGGTGATGAGGTTATTCCTATTAACATTTATCTGGGTGTTGACCTTGCGGCGACAGCTACAGCCACCTCTGACTATCAAGTTATACTGGTCATGGGGATTGATTCTAGGAATAATCGTTATGTACTGGAATACTTTAGAGAAAGAATACCAACATTTGATGTGCCAGCTAAGATTATAGAGCTGGCTAAGAAATATAGCCCCGTAAAGCGGGTGACCATCGAGACCGTAGCGGCTCAAGAGATGGTTAGAGATATGGTGACTCGTATGAGTGCCAATGAGAAAAGACTAATGCCCGGAATCTTTAAGGGTGTCAAGCCACCCGGCAGGATAAAGAAAGAAGATAGGCTGGAGACAACCCTTGGCCCTATCGTTAATTCAAAGAAGCTATACATTAGAAGAGAGATGACAGAGATAGTTGATGAGTTCTTTGAACATCCGAAACCTCGGAATGATGATATCATGGATGCCCTATACTATGCAGACTACTTTGCTAGGGCACCTAAGTCACAAGCAACAAGTAAAGAGGGTTTTGCAAATAGTAAACGCAAAGATAGATTACTACCCAAACTAAGAAAGTACAACTGGTTAACTGGTGCTAGAAATTAATTATTTAATTGTTGCCTCATTTGACAATTCCTTCTTAGATTCCGAAGGTGTGAAGTGCAACCTCACCCAACTGTTTATAAACACATTTAATAAAGCTATTAATCCACATACCATATGGCTAAACAAAAAAGCAGGTTCCCCAGTTACGGTCTAGTACGGGGGGCTTCTCACGAACATGGCGGAGTGGCTGGCATGGTTGCCGGCGAACAACCCGTTGAACTCGAAGGCGGCGAATGGATAATACCCAAAGAAGCCGTTCCTGACTATTTACCCGTTTTAAAACAAATTACCAATGAAGGCCGCGCCATGCAGCAGATGGACAATGGCAATACGGCTATGGATGCTTTAATTGCTTCCGCTTCTATGGAAAGCGGTATTACCCAACCCAAATCCCCCATGTATCAAGAAGGTGGCAGTGTTTCTGACAAATCATGGTTAGAGAAGGTCTTGACAGATGAGAGGGGTCTTTTTAGAGGAGAGCCCTCTAAGGATGTATATAGAGCATCTGCTGTGGATTGGAAAACTGGAACAACAAGAAAATTAGGTGGGGCGCCTTATCAAATTTCAGTACCTGAAGCCGTGGCGTTTACTAAGGAAGTTGGTTCTCCAGATTTTAAAGGAGAAAAAACTCGTTTTCATGGCGTAATTGGTATGATTAATGATATGATGTTGAAGAGGGGCTTGGAAAAAGAAGCTGTAAATTTAAGAAGGGAACTCAATCCATACAGTCACCCTTACGAAGAGCAGGTGAGCGTTAAAACTCCAAGAGGTAGTTCTGAATACGACCAAGGCTATGGGTTAAAGGTTGTTCTGCCTCATCAAGAAACAGAACGATTAGTTTCAACGCCCGGAGAGGAATATCCTGTAGCTGTTCATGATTATTTAAAAAAGACAAGAAGTTCGGCCCCCCTTGTTGCGGCTGAAGAATTGATTAAAAAAAGGCAATCACAACCTAGCAATATTGTTGAGCTTCTTGGTGGGCTGCTAAAAGGAAAAGAACAAAAACAAGGTGGCCCAGTATATAACTACCAAGAAGGTGGGGTTGTCCCTGATAAGACGAGAATTGGTATGTCGGAGTATATTCCAGAGTTAAGTTACGACCTGCCTACTTTTGATGGCAAAACAAAACAACCTCAATATAGTATGTCAAATATGCCCATGTCGCAGAAAGAATTATTAGATATAGCTATGGGTATGGCTACGCCGGGCTCAGCTATAGGTTCCATTGGTAAAAGGGCAAGTAAAATAGCAACAAGGAGAGATTTGTTTGGCAGGTTTTATAAAGACCCAATATCAGGATTAAGTAAAAAGGGGATGCTAAAGCTAGTTAAAGATGCGGTTCCCGAAAATACAATGGATGCTTATGGTGAACCTTTAAGCTATTTTAAAAATATGGAGACCGATGACTTAGCTGATGCTCTTAGGTCAGCTTATGGGTTAGCGAGGAATCCGAAACATTACGGGGAAGAACTTGCTGGAAAGGGAGTTGCTGCTTATTTCACTGATATGGGTCGTGAGGGTGTGAAACAAGCTCTAGATGATATAAAACATTTAAAAGTAAAAGAACAAGGTGGCCCAATTAAGCAATACGGACAAGGTGGACAGATTCAGCCACGTAAACAACAAGAAATACGTAATCCTCAAGTATATGGCCCACCAGCCCCTGCAAATATGGATAGTGTCCTAAAACAGATAATGATAAGGGACGTTAATCAAAGTATTAACCCTTTTACTGGTGACACTATTAATGCTGTACTTGATTCTTTAAAGCATAAGCAGAAGCTGAAGAAATCTCTGCTGCCCAGAACTGGTCGGAAGAATATGTATTCTGGTGGCCCCGTAATGTATCAACAGGGTGGCCCTGTGATGTATGCGAATGGTGGTCAGCTTGGTGCGGGGCAACGGTTAGAAAGAAGGGGCCCCGAGAATATGGGAGAGGTGACAGATATTCCGCAACTCGGCTCTATAAGTCGTCCTGAGTTTGAGGCGGCGATGGAGTATGGAGGGCCACCTCAAGCTAGTGATTCTCTAATGGCGGCTGCAGGTCAAGATAGGAGAGTCAAGCCGGTAGATACGTATATTGTAAAAGACGGTGTGATGTCCACAGAAGAAGCAGAAGTCAATGAGATTCCAAAACTTTCTACTGCTTATTTAGCGGCTTTTGGCTTCGCAACCCCATTATCTAAGAGGCAACAAGCATTATTGTATAGAAAAGGAATCGCACCTCAAACTTTAAATCCACAGGTTAAAGGTTTAATTAACAGAGCTTTAGTGCAGCGACTAGCCAATGAGGATGATTAGTGGTATTAGATAAAGACAAAAGAGCCGAATACAACCAAGATTTATATCGTCGCTGGCGTAATGCCCGTTCCGATTGGGATACGGAAGCCAGATATGATGTTGACTTTTATCATGGTAATCATTTTACCAGCGATGAGGTAGATGAGCTACAATCTCGCAATCAAGCTGATGTGCCCATGGATAGGATTGGCCCAGCTATTGAAAAATTTAAAGCAGTATTAACGTCCAGACCACCTGCGTTCACGATGACGCCTAGAGAAGATTCTGACGTAAAGGTGGCTTCTGTATGGAGAACCATCATGGGATATGTTTGGGGTAACTCTAATGGAGACTGGCAGTTAAGACAGGCAATTCACGATTACGCTACTACCGGAATGGGTTATTTATATACCTATATAGACCCGGAATCAGACTTTGGTAGAGGCGATGTCAAGTTCACTTACGTAAACCCGTTCAGGGTATATGTCTCTCCGAATACTCGAAATAGGTGGTTCGATGACGCCGAAGGTGTTATCCTCTCTACAATCCTCACCGGTGAACAGGTCGTCAGCCTCTACCCAGAATTAGGCGAACAGGAAAATCCAGAAACAGGCGAAAAAGAAACGGGTATCATACAAGACCTTGAGACCTATTTAGAAGAAGATTATCCTGAGGCAATGAATAGCAATGGAAAGAAAATCTTCACTCCAGCAGAAGCGAAGGATTTAGATTATTTTGAAAGACAGAAATATCAAATCTTAGAGAGATTCTATAAAGTTAAGGTTGATTTTTACCGTGTTATTGATATGCAGACGGGTGAGGAAGTTATCTTTAGTAGTGAGGAATATCAAGAATTTATAGAGAATAACAGAGAGCAGATAGAGGCCAGCCAGTATCAAGTGATACCAGTTAAGCAAACGCGCGTTAAAGTGTGTGCGACCATTGCTCAGGTCGTTCTATATGAAACAATATTGAATACTGACCATTATCCAGTTATACCGATTCCAAACATTTTTACAGAGACCCCTTATCCAAAATCAGATGTGTCTCGCGCCAGACCAATGCAGCGATTATTAAATAAGCTGTGGTCGTTGGCTCTTTCCCACGCTCAAGCCTCAGGTGGATTAAAACTATTGGTACCTTTAGGAAGTGTGGAAGATTTAGGACAGTTAGAAAGAGATTGGGCTAACCCCAATGCAGTCATAGAAGTAGACTCTACACAGGGAGAACCACATTTCCCAGCTCCTCAGCCATTAGCTGGAGAGTTTTATAAGCTAATTCAGCAATGTGAGTTTTATATTGACTTTACTTTTGGTTTACCAGAGATGATGCACGGCTTTGCCGAGAAGGCACCGGAGACAGTTAAGGGTACTGAAAGAATGATTGCTTTAGGTACTGAAAGACCCAAATCTAAACTAAGAGATATTGAATTTAGTATCAATAGGCTTGGGCAGGTTTTATATAATTTAGCTAAAGGTCATTATACTTATAAAAAGATGTTCCGTTTAAACAGTGCTAATAATGATATGACCGAAGCTATGGTCAATCATTATGATGACAAAACAGGCGCCATCTTAGATATTAAAAAAGAACGACATAATTTAGGACAACACGATATACGTATTGAACCGGGTTCTACATTGCCAACTAATAAGTGGGCAGAGCTTGGTGTTTACATGGAGGCTTACCAGATGGGTATTGTAGATAAAATAGAAGTGTTGAAGAAGAATCCAGAAATATTTGATAAAGAAGCTATCCTACGCCGAACCGATGAGAAGAACCAACTCATGCAGCAGGTTCAGGCTATGAGTGAGCAAATAAAGAATTTGGAGGGAGACCTCCAGACTGCCCAAAGGGAGTCTGTTAGCGACAGGAAAAGAGTTGAGGTTGAAAAGTTTAAATCTCGACTTACAGATATTGCTTCAGACGCCAAAGCTGATAGAAGAGTTCAGTTAAATAATCTACAAACAAAGGTGAAGCTCGAAGCGGAGAAATTAGCAAATGTTAGAGCAGATGCTAGTTCAGCTCCAGAAGCTTAGAGACATCTAAAGGAGACCAAATGGACAATGCACAGACAGAGGCCCAACCCGTAGCTGACGGTTTAGTTGATAGTGGCCCAGATATAGTTGGAGACGTAAGAACAGAAACTGATGGACAATATGCAGAATCTCCCGAATCGCAAGAGACGGTTGATTTTTCAGCTCCAGAAGTAGAGGTACAACAGGAAATTATTCCAGAGAGTGAGTGGGAAATCGAAGCCCGCAAATTCCAGTCAATGTATGACAGAACCCAAGCAGAGAATGAAAAGCTTAAAAGGCTTGAACCTCTGGGGGATTTGTTAGAATCAAGACCTGACCTCGTTGACGTTTTACAGAAAAACATAAATGGACAACCACA